TTTTGAATATTCTCAAAGAAAGAAGCGAAACTTGTCGCATTTACATTATGAATATTGACCATTGCAATACTCATAGTTCTTTTAAAGACCATATTAGTATGAGCAACCTCTGTGTTGCTGGTGACACCAAAATTAGAATTGAGTATCCAGTATCCATTGGTTCCTGTTGGGAACTATGCAGTGCTGAAATTGAGATTCGAGAGTTGGAGGATTATTTTCTCGATAGAGAAAGAGAGGTTTCATTTCGCAAAGAAAGCGATGTTCCTAAAATTCAAGTTCTTTCTTACGATACTGAAAAAGGTGAAAGAGTTTGGAGTCCAATCACAGCATTTGCTCAAACATCTCCCAGCGCGAAAGTATTGTCTCTTAATGATGGTCGGGTTATTTTAACACCTGAGCATAAAGTCTTCACAGAAAATCGTGGGTATGTTGAGGCAAAAGATATTCAGGGGACAGATCAGCTAGTTGTTCTATGGGATGATGGAATTAAAAAAGTTAAAAATAAATATAGAACTATTGAATACCTAGAAGAAGAAATCCCAGTCTATGACATTACAGTAGAGGGAACGCATAACTTCTTTGCAAATGGAATTTTGGTTCATAACTGTGTCGAGGTAACTTTGCCGGTTCATCCTATTCAAAGCCTTGAAGATGAACTGGCAGAAATTTCTTTGTGTATTCTCGGAGGACTGAATGTTGGAACAATCAAAAACGATAAGGAACTAGAGGAGTGCTGTGAATTGATTGTAAGGGCTCTTGAAGAGTTGATTGAATGGCAAGATTATCTTGTTAAGGCTGCGGAAATTTCAACAAGGGCGAGAAGGTCTCTAGGAATTGGTATTATGGGTCTGGCTCACTATCTTGCTAAACTTGGTCAATCTTATCACGAACAATCGGCCTGGGATAGTTGCCATAGACTGGGTGAAAGTATTCAATACTTCCTTTTAAGGGCATCTAATAAGATTGCACAAGAACGCGGCCATTGTGAATACTTTGGTAGAACGAAGTATGCAGATGGTATTCTTCCTATTGATACTTACAAGAAAGATGTTGATGAAATTTGTTCGGTTCCACTACAGCACGATTGGGAACAACTGCGGCAAGACATTATACAATATGGCTTGAGACATTCTACTCTCAGTTGTGCGATGCCCGGTGAATCATCAAGCCTGATGTTAAATGCCCCAAATGGTATTGAAATGCCAAGAGAACATCTATCGGTTAAGCGTAGACTTAAGCAAATTGTTCCACAATATTCATCTTTAAAGAATAATTATAGTCTACTATGGGATGCCCCGTCTAATATTGGTTATCTTAACATTGTTGCGGTTCTTCAAAAGTTTATTGACCAGTCAATCAGTGCCAATACTGCATACAATCCAGAGATGTTCCCCGATAAGGAAGTCCCAATGAGTCTTATTCTCGGCGAAGTTCTTTATGCATACAAGATGGGGGTCAAGACGCTGTATTATCATAATACATACGATAGTAAGAAGGATTCTGATTCTGCTGAAGTGGAACTTGAACAGGTAAACGAACTAGAAAATTTGATTAATACTATTGAAACAAGTGAAGGAGAGGATTATTGTGAAGGATGTAGCATCTGAGGTTACGGGAATGACCGTTTTTAATTCAACAAACGTAGATACAACAAAAGAGAAAATGTTCTTTGGGAAACCCCTAGGAGTTCAAAGATATGATGTCCATAAATATCCTGCATTTTATCGCCTTACGCAGGATCAACTGGGTGCATTTTGGAGACCAGAAGAGTTTCCACTTCAAAAAGATCGCACTGATTATTTAAAACTTTCTCCATATCAAAAGCATATTTTTACTTCCAATCTGAAGTATCAGATTATGTTGGATTCAGTTCAAGGAAGAGGTCCAGGAATGGCTTTCATTCCTTATTGCTCTTTGCCAGAACTAGAATCTTGTATGATTGCCTGGCAGTTTATGGAGATGGTTCATAGTTATTCTTATACATACATTATTAAGAATGTCTATACCAGCAACCCGTCAGAAGTGTTTGACCACATTATTGATGATGAGAAGATTCTAGAGCGAGCATCTAGTGTTACTGCATCTTATGATGATTTTATTAATTCTGCTCAACAGTATGGTTCATCTGAACTATGGAAATTTAATAATGAAGGAGTTCCATTGGGAAAGCAAGAGCTTTATGAACTAAAGCGGAAACTTTACCGGGCGGTGATGAATGTTAACATTTTAGAAGGCATTCGTTTTTATATCTCTTTTGCCTGTAGTTTCGCATTTGGCGAACGCGAACTAATGGAAGGTTCGGCAAAAATTATTTCTAAAATTGCCCTTGATGAAAGACTTCATCTATTCTTAACTCAGAATATCCTCACTAAATGGAGAAATGGCGATGACCTAGATATGGTTCAGATAGCCAGAGAAGAAGAAGCACTTTGTTACCGTATGTTTGAAAATACGGTAAATGAAGAAAAAAATTGGGCTCATTACCTTTTTAAAGATGGATCAATGATCGGACTCAGCGAAAAACTACTTTGCAATTACATTGAATGGATTGCCAATCGTAGAATGCGAGCCATTGGATTTAAACCCCTGTATGATATTTCATCTAAGAATAATCCATTACCCTGGACCGAGAAATGGTTAAATAGTAGAAATGAACAAGTTCCACCACAAGAAGAGAATATCTCGAGTTATGTTGTTGGTGGAATTAAACAAGATGTTAGTCCTACAGCCTTTGCAAACTTTAAACTTTAAACACAATGGAAGAAACTTTTACTTTAGACCAAATTAAAACCGCCTTTTGGGAGAACTTTCACGAATCGGGAGAGTTCTGGTTTGATTATCTAGGAAGCCCCGAAGATAATACAGAGGCAACAGACAAATACTGGGAAGACTTTGAGGAAAAGTTGCTGGGACAAGTTTCCTAAATAATAGGAGAATATAACCTAAAACAAAATATGTCTAGATACCATCTAACTGAGGCTTACGGTGAACTTTATAATAGCCGTTTTACTGAAGCCAGTTTTTACGATAACCTTCGCTTCGTAGACTATCTTCAACAAGAAGAAATTGAAGAGGTAATGGAATCCCTAATTTGGGAATTTATGGATTATGGTGATACTCTAGACGAGGCTGTAGATACTCTTGAAGCCACTTTCTCTGATAATGAGATTCTCGCTGAATCTCTAGAGATGATTAATGAGGCAATGTCAGTTTCACAAAGAAGATCTTCGCAGCGAGGCTTGAAGGGTGGCTATAGTGCCCAAGATGCCGCACGTTTTAAAACTTCTGCAGCTGCATCTGGAGCAAAAGCCACAAAAGATTTGGAATCTGCTTCTGAACTTGCAAAACGTTCTCTTTCTTCTGCTTCAGATTCCGCCGCCAGAGCCCGGCGTGCATCTAGATCCGCTGCCATTCGTGGCGCTCTTAGTGGTGCAAAGCGAAGTGTTAAAGGTGCGATGGAAATCGCTAATAAGAAAATCAGAGATAGAAAGGCTCAACTAAAGAAAACTGGTAGTGAAGTAGCAGGAAAAGCTCAAGCCGCTCTGGCAAGAGTTGGCCGGGGTGGTAGACGCCTAGTCAATGCTGCTAGAGGCGCATATCAGGGCGCTAAAAGCGGCTACAAGGCTCCTCTAACCAAGCCAACCCCCAGAACTCCAGGTAGGGAGCAAACTCGGCAGGCCAGAGCTTCTGCCCGAGCCACAAATGATGATGTATTTGCAAAACCTGCAACTTCAAAAGCCTCCGCTGCTGCCCAAAGACTTCGTTCCGCTACTTCTGCGGAAACTAATCGGCCTAGATTGGGTCTACAGGGTCTAAGCAATAGGCCCGCTGCTCCTGTTAATCCTACTGCCTTCCCATCAAGAACTAGATCAAAAATGGGGGTTCAAGTTACATCTAAGGCCGGTAATCCTCTTAAAGGTTCGGCTGTTGCCCCTGCAATTCGTAGTGCAAGGAAACGGCAAAATGTAAATGCGTCAGTAGACTACGATCTCCTAACGCAATATATGATTGAAGATCTTATTAATGAAGGATATGCTGAAACTGAAAGTCAGGCAGTGTCTATCTTAGAGGATATGTCCACTGAAACCTTAACCGAGTTTGCAAGCAACTATCTAGAAGACTGACACTTTAGAAACTGTCACACCTAAATCACTCTGGTCGCAACACTGTGCTAGAGTGTTTTTTTAATGCCTAACTGATGTATCTTTTGAGCGATATTATTGCAGTCCCGTCGCAAATGAAACCGGAGATTCTTAATAGTGCAATTTCGGTTGCAATGGCATCTCCTTCTAAAAAACGAGTTGGAAGTATACTTCTTAAAAAAAGAAAAATTATCTCCGCTGCCTGTAATTATGATAGAAAGACTCATCCTATTCAAGAGAAGTATGCTATTCTTGCAAGTCGCATTCACGATAATGACGTGTATTCAAAAAAGCAGTTTTTGCATTCCGAAATTTTGGCCACAATAAGAGCGAAAGAGGAAGGTGATACAATTATTATCGCAAGAGTTGGAGGCCACGGTGGTAATAAACTCCGAAACTCCCGCCCGTGTCCTCTATGTACTTTGTTTCTTAAACATAATGGAATAACAAAGATTCACTATTCAACTGCAAGTGGATTTATGTTTGAAGATTGGTCTTGAACCGTTTCAGATATTAAAACCTTACTGTAAATGTTGTCTTTCTCTGAAGTGAAAAACTTGCCTTCAACATTAGTATTGTAATAATCTTCGCGCATAATAACATCTCTTTTGAACTGCTCTAATGTTTCAAAATAAGACATTGATTTCTTATGCGGGCAAAGATAAAGAATAGTTTTCCTGAAGTTTACCCTTCCTAGTTCTTTATAATCGGCAATCAATTCATCGCAACTCCCCATATAAGATTGCCAACTGCTCTCTTTTGTCTTTCTTCTACCCGTCTTACGGTCCTTTCTCCTTTCCCAGAAGTGCTTTTTACCGATGTATTTCTTATTGTTTGTTAAGTTCTCAATAAGATATACAAACCCCTCCATTCCTTCTGGAACAGTTTCAAGAACTTGATTATTATACAGCCACATTTTTCTTTCTATTTATGGACAGTTTAAGAAGTGTCCACTGAACGGTCCATCGGCCAATAAATGATGTATGTTAGTGATGCCTTTAACCACAAATGATGGAATTTATTAAAATTGCAGCAGGAGTTAGTGCCTTGATTTTTGGAATCGGTTTATGTTTGGTAGTTACTGCCAAATTTTCGTCGTTCTTGATTGCATTGTAGATTTTAAATAACTATGAACAACGAACAAAAAATTGAAGAAGCCAACAAGAAGTGGGTTTCTGAACGCTGTAAACATCTCACGGACAAAAATCTTCCTGATTACACAAAAGCAATCGTGGAAGAGTGGTCGGAACCACAACTGGCCACTGCTGCCCCATAAGCCTTAAAACTGTGTTATCCTTAATTAGGATGTTTAATTTCATCCTAAATACTTTTTCATAATGAAATAAGTGTTACTAGAGCCAGGGAGTGCTGCCTTTTAGAACGGGGGCGTTGCGACGGTACTCAAGCCTGGATGTCGAGTTCTATTCAATTAAATGCAAATTAACAAAACTATCTCAATCCTTTTTGCCGGTGCAGTTCTGCTAGCCCCAGTTCAGGCACGAGCAATTTCTTCTAGTTCTTATTCTATAGATGTTTCTCCTGAAACTTCTATTAACACGAATAAATGGATGATGGAGGAGAATCATTCGGTTCAACATAATCTTGCCTATGCATACACTGGTGTTGCAAGTTGGTATGGTCCTGGATTCTATGGTAATCGCACTGCTAATGGTGAAACTTACCGACCGGGAACCTTTACTGTTGCTCACCGTAGCCTGCCATTTGGCACGAGAGTTCGCATCACTAATCTTAACAATGGTCGTAGTGCCGTTGCAAGAGTAAATGACCGTGGACCTTATGTTGGTGGCCGTATTGTAGACCTTGGACAAGGCATTGCAAGTCATCTTGGAGTAACCTCCAGTGGTCTTGCCGATGTTCGTCTTGAAGTTCTTAACTGATTCAAACGGTTGATTTAGGAATGTTAAGGGTTTCTCTTTTGAGAAGCCCTTTGCCCGTATTATTATGAAACCACCAATGAAACACACCAGACCAATCACAACTGCATTCCTGAAAAATAATCCAGACTACTTTGAAGAGTTTGAAGAAGATTGGCAAAAAATTAACTCTTATGACTCTGAGAAATTTTTAGAGTGGCTAGATTCTGCTGATCCTACTGCTATT